GTACATAATAGATCCACTCACTGGAGAAAAAGAAAAATTGTATGAGCACAATGAATATCCTCTGATAGATTGGGGCTGGGATCGTAACGCATGTCTTGCTAGGATAGAAGAAGAGGGTTGGTCAAACCCAGGTAAGTCAGGATGCTTTTTTTGTCCATTTCAAAAGAAAAAGAATTGGGCTGATTTGTTAAAAAATAAACCAGATTTATTTGAAAAGTCAATGCGTTTAGAGAGTCAAGGTAAACGGTTTCCTGAGTTTCAATTAATGCAAGTCAAACCAAAAAGGCTTGATTGGTTTAAGAAAGCAATGGAGTCGCAAACCTCACTTATGGATTTTGATGAAGATCCTAATATACCCTGTGTTTGTTATGATGGATAATGGTCAGTAAAAAAGAATTGCGTAGTACGTATGATGAGCAAATGATGTGTCCGAATGATTGTGGTGCAAGATATTCAGCTAACAAGAACGATTATTACACCGTAGGTAATGATTATGTTTTTACTTGCGATGAGTGCGAAGAGCCATTGATTTTAGTAAGAAAAGTAGTAACATACGAACGGTTATAGGTAAGTATAAATATCCGTATATATACTGACGTTCCCATAGAGATATGGGTAGAACTCGATTGGAATTGTTTGGAATTACTAACGAAACTAAGAAAAAGGTTCAGATTATAGCTAAAGAAAAAAACATGAGTACAGCACGATTGTTAGAGCCTGTATTACGTAAATACGTTGATGAGCCTAGCAACAAGAGAATCATATATAGACACGGTAGTAAACAATGAAGTACGCTATACCTAGCGGTGTAAAGAAGGAGGCTATGCTAGGTCGAAAGTTATACAAGGAGTTTGGTTACGGAGGTGGATCTGTAACTGCTATGATTAACAAGATGTTGATTAATAAAAAAGAAGTAACTCACCCTATTGCAATTAAGATACACACTTACTACAGAAGACATGAGAAAGTAGATCCACGTGGTAAGAATTTTGACAATAAACAGAGACCTAGTAAGGGCTACATAATGTGGAAGCGTATGGGTGGCGATGCAGGTCAGTCTTGGTCACGTAAACTAAAAAGAAGCATAGACTCCGTAAACAAAGATAAACTTAAAAAGATAAACGCTAGATTGGAGAAGATAACAAGTGGGCTTACTCGATAGATTCCGTAGCAGACCTGCTCCAATTAGGAAGTCAGGAATACAAGATTACTTAGAAAAAAATATGATAAAAGATGCAAGAACACCTGTGTACTCTGGTGTAAGCTCTGATCTTGCATACAAAGAGGCTATCTTACCACCTGTCGATCAAAACTATTTAGAAATACTAGCAGACAGGTATTCACATTTACGTACTGTAATAACTAGGATAGCTAGTCAAGCAGTAGCTAAGGAGTGGGAGTTTGTAGAGTTAGGCTCAGGTAATCCTGAAGAAAAGGCTGCAATAAGTAGAATATTACATGATCCTACGAATGGTCATGCAGACATAACAGGTATGGAATTTTTTAAGGCAGTCATTAGACAGCTTGAGATCTTTGATGACTGTTGGGTAAGTGTCGTGTATGACAGGATGCTTAACAATGATGGCGAGACTACAGGTAAAGTAGTCAAGGAGTTATGGGTAGAAGATGCAAAGCACATGCGATTCTACGTTGATGGTTTTGGTAAGTTCATAGAGGACAAGATGTTTGACCCGTTGACTAGGCAGTTTATGTCTGGTACACACAACAAGGACACAGGCACAAAGTTAGTACCTATGGCTTACTTTTATGACATAGATGGTGAGCAGATACCATTTGCAAGAGACGAAGTTATACACTTCAACAAGTATAGTTCTACTGCAAGGTTGTATGGTCAGTCACCGATTATAGGTCTTTCTAAGAAAATCGAAACTGCGCTTGCCATTGAATCTCTACAAAACAAAGTGTATCGTTTAGAAAGACCCCCCAAAGGTTTCTTAGATATTCCAGGTCACAATGAGGACTCACTTAACAGGTTAGGAGAATACATAGCAGAAGAGACAAGACGTAATCCTAATTTTATACCGATCATTAGTAGTCAAGAAGGATCTAACACTGCTAAGTTTGTAAGCATTATGCCTAACTTTGATGAGTTAATGATGTTGCCTTACATGGACAGAATTAACAATGACATAAACGCATCTTATGGTGTTATGCCGTTGGTAGTGGGTGACATGTCTGGAGTAGGTGGACTTAACTCAGAAGGTGAGCAGATAACTATCTTTGATCGTACAATACGAGAAACACAACGCTGTGTTGAGTTAGGCTTGATTAGGCCATTGCTGAAGCTTATGGGCGTAACTACTTGGACAGTTAGGTTTAACGATATTAACGAAAGAAACGAGACACAATACTTAAACAACATGAATCTAAAAGCACAAATCATTACTCAGTTCCAGAATGCAGGTATTGATGTGGACTTAGGGGAGGATGGAGAATTAGTACTACCGAGGTCGGCAGAGAAGGTAAGGCAGGACTTTCTAAAGCGTTCAGAGGAGTCGCTGGAGGAAGCGGAGCCAAACGAGCATCTCTCTACATTGACCGAGCTTTACGAGACCTCCGAGCTGTCTTAACCAGAGAGTTTCAAAGTCTTAAGGGTATAGACAACGTAGTGGATCTTAGAGAGGTAGTGTCAGAGATAACTCTGATGATCTCTAAACAGCTACGAGAAGCTATAGAAGATGACGTTACAGATGCGTATCTTAACGGTGCAAGGTCAGCTTATGCAGACTCACCAGGTCTTGGCAGGAAGTCGTATACTCGTGATGAGTTTGACTTAGAAGAAATAAGAATTTTACAAACAAGTGGGCCGCTCGGTTTGGCTTTAGGTAACTTTGAGCAAGAACTAAATACAGAGATGAACAAAGTAATTTTTGAGGCAGCAGCACTTAATGTACCAATGACATCAATGGTAGATCAGGTAAGAGGGGTTGCTAACACACAAGCTTGGAAGCTAGGTAGAATAGCACGTACAGAGATGTTAAATGTGTTTAACGAAGGTAGATTTAGAGGGTATGCAAAAGCAGAAGATTTACTAGAAGAACGCTTTAAGTATAGTTTACAGATTATAAACGACAACAGGACGTGTGGAGCACATCAAGAATTAAGTGGTAGGATACCAGCAGGTGGTATGTTTTTAGATGATCTCATAGAATTACAGCAGACAATAGGAGCTAAGTACAACTTTAGACTTACAGGAAAAGCCTTATTACATCCTAATCAAAGGACAGTTTTAGTAATGGTAAGGTAAATGTTACAAATTCACGGAGAAATATATTTAAAACAAATAAAAGATGGTGAAAAAAAAGATAAAGAATTTTGGGACTGGTGGGACAGTTTATCAGATTACGAAAAAGAACAGGAGATAGGAAAATGAGTGGTAGTTGTAAAAAATGTTTAAGAGGGCCATTGTCAGTACACGTATTGTCAAGTGGTTTATGTCAGGAGTGCCAGTCAGAAATAGAATGGAAACGTGGACCGCATATTGTAAGACAACAGAAAATGCAAAAAGCTAAATACGATCATTTTAAAAAAGGTGAAGCTTACATAAAGAAAAAATGGAAAGAAAAATACGGTGACGACAGTGTAGAAGCCGTATTAGAATACAAATAATGGTTAAGATAAAGATGGATTTCGATCCTAATCTTACCAACGTTCGTGATGATTTTAACTTAATGCCTGATGCAATAATGGAAGTTACAGCAGATGCAATAGAGCAAACTGCATTAGATATTAAAGGCGATGTAGTAAGTGAGATGAATCAGCCATATCCACAAGGGCTTGGATCTGACAGAGCACTTAAATTATCTATAGAAATAGATGGCAACAGAGAACTTGCTAATGGTTTAGCTACTTACTATGTTGGTACGAAATTGCCTTATGCACAATATGTAGAGTATGGTTCAAGTCCTCATGGCAATTACGGAGATGGCTCTTTTATGGAAAGTATAAGAGAGTGGACTAGTAGAGTACTAGGGGGCGATGAAAGAGATGCGCAAAAAATTAGGAACTATATACGCAATAATGGATTGAAACCCAGACCTTACTTTAGAAGGGCTGTAGTAAAAGAAGCACCTAATTTTAAACTTACATGGTCAACTATGTTGGCAGAAAGACTAGAAGCTGAGTTTGAAAACATAACATAGAGACACACACCTTTGTTTCCACTGGAACTATACAAAGGTGTCTCTAACTTTTTTTTTATTTTTTTAGAGGGGTACGGCGGCTTATTAGCTATATAAGAAATATTGTTAGATATATAATAAAAGTTCCAGTGGAAATGAAGGTGTCTGTCCCTCTCCGAAACAGTAAAAAACTTTAATAATAATAATCTTAGAATAGGGTTGTGGCAGTACGCACTATCTTTAAAGA